CACTAAAAACAGCTACAGCGGGGAGTGGTTTGGAAATTCTTAGAAGCGTTTTATTATTTGTTTCTGATAATATGTTAACTTTAGTTATTACAGCTGTCAGTTTAGCTGGAACAATGCTATTAGTTAAAGGAGCAATTATAGCCTCTAAGGTAGCCTTATTCGCTTATAATGTAGTTATGGGTGTTAATAGCGCAATAACACAAACAAACAAGAGGGCCTTAATACAGAACGCTGTGGCTCAAGGAGCCTATAGAACCGCTATGTTGATAGGAACTGCGGTTACTTGGTTGGCAAATTCTGCTTTTATAGCTTTAGCTATATCTGTAATTGCAGCGACATGGCCGATATTAGCTATCATCGCCGCTGTTTTAGCAGTCGTTTATATATTCCTTTATTGGGATGAAATTGTGGCTTTTTTCGGAAAGCAATTTACTAAATTTACAGAAATGCTAGGAACGGCTTGGGATTCAATAACTAAATTTTTTCAAGAATTTGACTTTCTAGATTTCTTCAAAGGAATTGGTAACGCGTTGATCACTTTTATGCTGCTTCCTTTAAAATCCATGTTGTTTCTTTTATCTCAATTGCCTGGAAAGCTTGGAGATTTAGCGAGTGTTGGACTTGACAAGCTTAATGAAATGGAAGCCAATTTTAATTTTGACAGAACGGGAGACGAAAGCGGCGTCCTACCAAACAGCGGACAAGCATCAACGCAACAAAACACGGAAACGATTAGAGATAGTAACGTAAGAATTGATGTAAGAGATAAGGGAGGTAATGTTGAAAAAGTTTATCAAGATGGAACGGATATTCCTATAAGTATGCAAAATACAGTAGGGGTTCTAAATTACGGAAATTAACAATAACAGAATATAGCCATGTCAACAAGCAAAATATAAAGCCATGTCAACGAAAGATATAAATTTATTTGAAAGCGGGTCTGGAGGCGAAATGCGAATTTTAAATTCTGATTTACTACTTACAGAAACTATTTACCAAACTATTTATTTAGCTCTTTATGGTGGTAATGTTGAACAAGATACTACAAGCGAGGAAACGGATTTAGAGGAAAATTTTGACTATTGGGGTAACCAATTATTTTATTCTAACAATCCAGATAAATGGTTTAATTCACAAACGGAAAGGACTTTGTCGACCGTCTCGTTAAATGGAGAGGGTAGAAAATTAATAGAAGATGCGGTTAATGCGGATTTACAATTCCTTAATAATGTAGTTAATTTCGAGGTCGAGGTTAGTATATCTTCTAATAATAGAGCGGAAATAGCTATATTCATTTCTGAATTTCAAAATCAATCCGATAGGCAGTTAAAAATGGTTTGGGAAAACTCAAGGAATAAATTAATAATTCAAGAAATAATATGACAACAATAATAGAGCTTAAAGAGCAAATAAGCAAAGATTTAAGGAATCGTTTAAGTATATCGGACGATAAATTAAAGAAAGTTTTAGATGCTTTATCAGGTGTTCTAGCAGCCCAATTTAAATTAGCTTATTTAGGTGTTGAAGATGCTCAAAGAAATCTTTATCCAGATACGGCGGATACTTTTGAAAATGGAGGATCTCTAAATCGACTAGGTAGTATTTATCTTAATAGAGACATAAGGCCAGCCACAAGTGCAATTTATAGAGCAAATGTTACAGGTGTAGAGGACAGCGTTTTGAGGAGCGGACTGACCTTTAAATCAAATATTGATTCATCAAATCCAAATAAATTATATATTTTGGAAAATGAATACACGCTTACTGGATCCAATGATTTAATAACAGTTAGATCTGTAGATGGTGGGTTGGATTATTCGCAAGACAACGGAAATAATTTAACGATTACCGAGCCTGTTATTGGTGTAGATAAAACGGTGGTAATAAATAAAAGCGGATTCATTGCTTTTACTGATCCTTTAGCCGCCGAAACAACGCAGGAATTTAGAAATTCTATATTAAATGCAATTCAATTAGAACCACAAGGCGGTTCAAAATCCGATTACCGAATATGGGCTTCCGATGCTGCTGGAGTCCGATTTGTTTATCCTTATGTAAAGGACGGAGAGGCTGGGACAGTTCAAATATTTGTAGAATCATCTGGTAATAATGGAGTACCTAGTCAATCTATTTTAGATGAAGTGGAGGAGGTTATTAATTTTGATCCAGACGAAACCAAACCAACAGCTCAAAGAGCAAGGAGGCCCATGCAGGCAAACTTAGAAGTTATTCCAATTGATCCTATAGATGTAGAGATTAACATTACAGGATTAGAAGATAGCAGCACAATAGTAAGGGATGCAATTGAGCTTAATTTAATTGAGTTTCTAAAAAATATAAGGCCGTTTGTTGATGGATCAGATCTTCTAAGGAACAAAAACGATATTCTTTATTCAGCTAAACTTCAAGGAGTTGTTAGCGATGTTTTGGATCCAGATAATTTCTTTAATAATTTTAGTATGTTAATAGATGGTGTGAGCCAAACAAGTTTTATTTTTAGCAGGGAGAAAATACCAAATCTTATAAACGTAAATTATTTATGATAAATGAGAAAACACAGCATGGTATTAATTCCGATTATGGATTAAAAACGCCTCATAAATATCCATCATCTTCAGTGCGAACCGAGGATGATATTATAGTAACGGAGCTTACTAATTTAGTTGATGAATTATATCCTACTGGTAGAGCTTTTTATAAGCCAAAAGGAGGCACTTTTGATTTGTTGCATGACGCTATTAATTTAAGTTTTTTAAGGTTTATAAATGAATACAACAATCTAATAAATTCTAGCATTCCAGATAATGAAAACTTCACAAAAGAAGATGCTTCATTTTTGGAATACAAGTATGGATTAAGTGACCGAACAGGAAATGATTTAGATTTTAGAAAATCTGCATTAAGGCGAAAAATTGGTCATCCAAATAATATAAAGGCTAGGCAATCAAGAAGTTTTATAGAAGATCAATTAAGGCTTTCAGGTTTTAATGTTAGAGTTTATGAAAATACACCTACATTTAGCACAGGCGATGGCGGTATTAGTAGTACAACTCCAATACCGATTTACAAAACTCCTGGAGAAGTTGGGGGATCTGTTATAGATGCAACTCAGCATGGAGGCAATACGCAACACGGAGAAGGTACATTTCATGGAGGGGTGACTTTTGAAGTTATTGCAAATAAAATAGATCCTGACGAATCTTACGGAGTTGGTAACAACTTATGGGCTAGTTTCTTTATTGGAGGGGATGAGCTAGGTGAAAACGCTGTAATTCCAGAAAGCAGAAGGCGAGAATTTAGGGAATTAGTTTTAAAATTAAAGCCAGCTCATTTAGCTGCTTATATATTCGTTAACTTCGCAAATCTATCACAAAGTATTTAGGAACAAAAAAACAAATAATAAAATGGCTAGAAATAAAGCAACCTTACAAAATATAGATCTTTCAAATCCTTCCGATTATCTAAATGGTAGGATAAAAGATAACACAGGATCGGGAGATGGTACGCCAGTTAACGAAAGAGTTTATGGAGATTTTCATCAGCTAGTCGCAAAGCTTATGAATTTATCTGGATTAGCTTTTAACAACTTACCAGAAAATGAAACAAACGGTTACCAGTTTATTGATTCACTAAGGAATTTAGCTAGTAAAAATGATCTAAATTATGAACTAGGAAAATCTGGAACTAATTTAACTTTGCCTATTCGATTAGGTAAGGTAACTAATAATGAAATTTTTAGAGCAAAAGCAACCTTTGATAAGGGAAGTGAAACTTCTCTTATAGGTACTTTAGATAATTCTAATAAGTCGGTTACTTATTTAGGCGATTTTAAAGAAAATGAATATGTAAGGTTAATTAACACAACCGCAAGCGTGTTAATTATAAGGGAGGTAGACGCTTTTAATCTTGGAACAATAGTAGAAGAGCTAAATTACTTAAAAGCGGCTACTCAGACGCAAGAAAACACGGGAACAACCGACGAGGCAGCTACAACGCCGCTAACAAATAAAACAGTATTCACAAAAAGAGTTAATGGCGATGATAGTGGTGATTATTTAGCTAATACAAATAGAAACGGTTTATTATCTGCTGCTTTTTGGGATATAATTAATGGAATTGGAACGCCAGCTTTAAGGAATAGAGGTCGTTTTGTTTTGGGAGATATTGGCGGAATATCAGTAGGTACTAATTTTGTTTCAAACGGTCAAATAACCGCTAAATGCACAGCTTCTCCTAGTGGAGCGACAGAGGTGGAAATAACATTTACCAACACTATGGACAGCTTAAATTACAGATTAGATTTAAGTGTTGAAAGCTTAGGAACGTTTGATTTTGATAATGATTTTCTTCCGATACCGTTTAAAAAAGTCAGCACTTCGAAAGCTAAAATATACGTTGAAGAAACTACAGATCCTATACAGAACATACAAATTCACGTTGACGTAATACAGCTATAAAATGAGAACAATAAGAGATTTACCAATTGTACAAGACGGAAATAATACTTTATTTCCAGACGGACAAATTAAAAACGAAACGGCAACGGATCCAGGCACGCCTGTGGTTCGTGAAATATATGGAGATGTTATAACTAACATTTATAAAATTATAAGAGATGCGGGGGTTGATTTTACAGAAACAGAGGATAGCGAAAGTACTCAATACCAGCTTCTTGATGCTTTAAAAGTTTTTGTAAATAATCTAAACGATGTACTTCAAATTCTAACGGTTGACGAAAATGACGTTTCTATAAATGTAGATTTGGATAATTTGCCTAATAATTATGTTTTTATTGGTCAAGTTTCTGAATTATTATCATCTTCAGAAACTTACGATTTGACAGGCACAGGAGATAACTCTTATGTATTTAGTCCAGATTCAGATATAAAGGCTAATTCACAAGTTCTTTTAGTAATACAAAATTCCTCAGTTGCTAAAATAATTGACCTATCAAAAGAAACCGTTCAAAACACTATCAGTTTACCTTATAGCGGTTTGTTAAGCTATAATTCAACCAATACTAGCTATTATTTATCCGATGGGTTTATTTTGAATAACGGTCCAGAAGCTACAAACGTTCAACAAGTTATTAGAGTAGATCAAAACGATAATGATATATTAATTTATGATGCCGTTATTCACAAAGGCGCTTTAATTTGCTTAGCAAAAACAGACGCCGCCACGGTTTACGATATTTATGTTTTCAACTTAACAAATTTAAACACGGTAGTAAATAAATTTACAGTAACCCAACAAGCATCAACCGATCATGTTCCTTATTTATTTGCTGATGATGGATTTATTTATTTGAGTAATAACGGGAATAATACCGCCGATGATTTTAAGGTAAGATCTTATTTTTTAGGCTTAAAACCTTTTACATTAACGCAATCCTCTGATATAACTTTAAATTCTGATTTTCAAAAATCAACAAACTATTTTATTAAGGATTCAAAGTTTTACACTTTTATAAATGGTAATATTTACAGTTATCCTTTTACAGGTGAAACTAGAGATTTTGAAAAGTTTTTAAATAATACTAACGGTCAGGTTTTTGTTCAAGATTCTAAAATTTATTTTAAAAGTGGATTTATTGGTAATTTGTGGAATATTTAAATCCGAAGCGAGCAACCGTAAAAAATTAATTGCAATGTAATGCTAAAACTAGATGCAGACGAGGTAATTAAATTGACTGTTAAGCTGGATAAGCTGCATAGGTCAGCATTGCCTAGCGCCGTTAGAAATACGCTAAACAATGCTGCTTTTGAAACTAAAA